AAATCATTTATGCTTTTATGAATTTAATAATCATTCCAGATATATCTAATTCCCACCACTTTTGTGTAGTAGTATAACTCTTAGGGTATCTATGATGATTGTTATGCCAACCTTCACCCCAACTAGGAATTGCCCATACCCAGTTATTACAGCTATGGTCATTTAAGTTATAAGTTCTATACGACCCCCACCATGACTCTTTATGTCCGGCATAGTTAACCATATTACTCATAACTGCGGCAAGAACAACAGGCATCCAGTGTAAAAATATCATTAGATACCATCCACCTATGAGAAACAATGTTAGGCTGTATACAACTAACAGTAAGTTATAATACTTGTGTAAGAATTGGTGATACGGATCTGTAATAAAATGCCTCATTCTCCATTTCATCGTTTCATCTATTGGGTACTTCAACAAGAACACACGCCAACCTGTAATCCATGGACTATGAGGATCACCCTCACGATCAGATTTCAAGTGGTGCTTCATATGTATAGCAACCCATACAATAGAACTACCGGTGTTGGCCATACATCCCAAGAAGCTAAATATTTTACTAATTATAGGATGTGTAGTGTAGCTTTGATGTGTTAATTGTCTATGGAACGTTACTACTATACCTAAACAAACATATAAAAAATAGCCAAAAATACTTAGACCAATTGTGTCTAAACCTAATCCGTAGTTATAGAACCCTATCAAACTTCCTATAAGACTTATAACTAAAAATAGCTGTGTGGTAGGGGTGTTACTGACTAATAGTTGTTTCATATTTTTATTTATCTTCAGTAAACCTAATGCTTTCCCAATCAGGTTGATATAGCTCATCTATCTTGTGATAAACGACCCATTGTTTTGTATAGTTGATGGTTACTGGAAAATCAAGTATGTGTTGTCCATTGTAAAATAGACTACCTGGTTTTCTTTTCTTTTCTATACCTAGTCCAGAACGAGCAAAATAAGGGAGTAATCTTTTATTGTAATCATTAAATGTTAGGGCAAGTGTTTTGAATCCTAAACTACTTGCCCAACTTAGTTGATGTGGTAATACGTGCCTCCCCATCATAAATTGCCCACGCAAATCTTTATTAAGCCAAGTTCGAACTCCACCTAATACTACGTTCTTATCAAAGTCTGAAACATTTGCGCCCGAAGTTCCTAATATGTTATCGTTCTCATCAAGTAACAATAGCATAATGCCATTGTTATTTTTGAATCTATTACTAGAATACACTATATATGGAAACGTTGCTGAGTTATTCTCCCATTCAGGATGCCACATGTTTGCATGACCTGGTTGATCTTTTTCTGTGTAGGCTTGCTTGCAATAATTTAATATTGCATCTTTGTGTGTGATATAATAATCATCTTCAAAAATACTTTTTATTTTATACATTTTGAAACTTTTTCTTTACTTCGTCATATGTCTGTTCGTTACAACCAATAGACAACACGTATCTAGTTTTATCTAAGCTAGTGTTAGATACACTATGCAGTTTTCTTCCATTGATTAACAGTATCTCATCTTTTATATATGGAATTGGTATTTTTGTTTTTAAATCATCAGAATAAAAATACACCTTAAAATCGTTATCTGGCTCTACTAATAGCATATTGATTGCAGTATATCTTATATCTCTGTGCAATGGGTAAGTCCATCCTGGTTCATTTTTAAAAAAACCACAACAAGATATTTTAAACGGCACTACTTCTTGAAGTATATTTCTCATGTCTTGACTAACATCAGACCTACATGATCCATATTTGCTAATATACCAAATTGCAGTATTCAATTCAGCATAAATTTTATCCATAAAGGTAAACTGTAAGTTTACTTTGCAAAAATATTCTTCTGTCATTTTTTTATTAATTTTATTATTAGTCCCAATGGATCTATTTCCCACCACTTCTCTCTAAGATTATATTTCTTAGAATCATTGTGATGATTGTTGTGCCAACCCTCACCCCATAGTATCAAAGCAATCAGCCAATTGTTTTTGCTACTATCATTAGTATTATGATTGCGGTAACCAAACGTATGATTGAAATATACAAAAGAATCGATAGCTAAGAATGTTAATGTGATTGGCACAATGTACAGGAAATACAATAACTCAATATCTATCATACCTAAAAACAATATCCATAATACAGGAAATAACATATAGTATTTGTGTATGTTTACTTGTGTTCTGTTCAACAAATCTTTAACAATATGTCTATCTGCATGATTAGTATAAGACATTAAATGAGGGAAATAAATTTTCCATCCCTTGACCTTAGGATCATGTGGATCATTTTCTCGGTCAGAGTATTTGTGATGTGTTCTATGAATATGTGCCCAGCCTAGAACACTACCTCTACCTGCAACTAATCCAAAGAATGTGAATGTCCATTTGATTGCAGGGTATTTGAATTCAAAGCTACGGTGACTCCAATATCTATGTAGCATTAGACTTATGCCTATTCCACTGTACAGTATATATCCAATGATTATAGTTATGATATCACGCCAAGTAATCTGAAAGTAAAAAAACCCTATTATTGTGGCTAATAGTGCGATTGCTTGTAACAACGATACTTTGTTTCCGGTAGCTTCTAAATTAGTCATTAAGTATTTATAGTGAATAAATATGAGTATGATATTAGACAGCATAGTTTCTTCACCGATAGTATTTCCTAAAATAGTACCTAATGATTGGGATAAGTGGTGGAACTTATGGATTTCTGAGGCTAAGCCAGTTGTTAGAGTTAAACAAACTCATAATAGCAAAGGAGGACCTTGGATAGGCATAAATGTATATGTTAAACCCGGAGTAGATAACATTGAGTATACCGGGTATAATATTAAAAATGTATTCTGTCCTGAATTATTTCCATCATTATTTGATAACTTGGATCTGTTCCCCATAGATATTGCAGTAATGCAAATAGTATCAAGTAGATGTCCTTCCCCACCGCATTCTGATCATACTGAACCTAGAATAAGTGTTCGTAGCATGTTGTATGATAATAATTTTACTCCTACATTTTATTATCAAATTGACGGAGATAAGAAATATCAGACTCTACCCGATGATACAAATACATGGATGTACCATGATAATAAATATAAACATGGATCTGACCACTATCAAGGTCATAGTAAACATTTAATAATATATCATGGTAAAATCAAGCGTGAGCTATTAGAAAGTAATCTATCATCATGTAATGATAGATATAAAGATTACATCATAAGAGACATAAATGCAGTGTCACAAATATGATTTTATTTTGTACATAGAAAGGTCACAAAACTCAAGTCAGCATGTATTACTTCCACTTTAAATCCTATATTGCTTAATGCTTCTAAGTACCATTGAATGTGTACGCTTTTCATTACACCTATTAAATTCTGTTCTTTTTGTCTAATGTATTCTTCACTAACCCCGTGACTTCGTTTAAAATCATAATACATATCTTTAACTATATCAGACTGTAAGCACTTGTCGCTTAGTATTAGATATCCATTATTTTCTAAACTATTATAGATATCAATAAGATATGATGTTTTGTCAGTAACAAAATGTAATGTCCAGTTCATCATTACTAGTTTGTATTTGTATTTGGGTAGTTTGTCATCACATAACACTAACTGTTTGTGCATACTCTTATCAATCATTGCAGTACTGTTATCGACACCCATAACATTAGTAAATCCTGCATTGATAAACTTGCTTATTGTGTAACCCAATGCGCTACCCACATCAATAACTTTATCTGTTTTTTGTAAGTACTTATTTGCAAACGTCAAGCATTTATCAATAACTAGATGATAGCTAGGAATATTTGTTTCAGCTTCGTGTTGAAATCTCTCAGCTACCGAGTTATCAAATACCCATTGTTCTGTTTTAGTTGGTGGTACAAAGAACTCTTTTAATAATATAGGTTTTTCTTTAACTCTATTGTATCGTACAATATATCTTGCAGGTGCTGACGTACCATTCTCAAACTCCCATGGATCTCTGTATGCATCGTTATCACAATCAGTCATGGGTTCAGGTAGTATTATGCCTTCGTTAGTAGTAAAAGCAAACGTTGACATTACTATGTTCAATGCGTGAAATGATATGCGAGAAGCAACTCCTTCGAAGGGAGGACCCAAGTCATCATCTGCGTAAACCATGTTTTCTTGTCGTTTAATGATAGTCTCACCAAACTCAGGACTATCAATAGATGCGGGCCAGTTGATTGTATCAATAACTACCACATCTTTAGCTACCATTGTTATCTTTTTAAGTATGTTTACTATATCTAAAAAACAATAGATAACACCTGCGGCTAATACAACATCATACTTAACTCCGTTTGCAATCTGTTCATCTAAGAAATCTTCAACTTCTTGTTGTATGATTTTATATGAGTCTTGTGGACAATACTTAGATAGTAAGCTGTTACTTAAATCAACATAGTGAGTTTGTGCTTCTACCCCTATGTATTCTTTTGCACCTGTCTTAATAGCATAATACCCGGCTGCACCTAAACAAGACCCTAAATCTAAAACAGTTTTATCTTTTATTAGCCATTCAGGAAGTTGAACCTTCAGCTTATTAAACAAAGATAACTTTGTAGTTTGATGGTGGGTTCTTAGTCTACGATTGTCGTAGTCAATAAAGTCTGTAGCTAAATCAAAAGGGTTCATAGTATAAAAGACTCCAAAGAGTCTTTTATTTATAGTGCTACTTTACCTACTGCATTTATAACTGCGGCAATTTTGCCCACAGCCTGCAGTTGTTGCACAGTCATACCTTCATTCTTAAGAATGTCGTAGTGTGACTTAACGCAATGATTACACTTGCCCACAATGCTAGCACACAGTGCATACATTTCAAACTTTAGTTTTGAAACTCCACCGTGTGTAGCATATGCTTGCATTCGTAAACCGGGAGGCAAGCCTTTTAGATTAGGATCATCTGTCATATCAACGAATGGATAGTAAACGTTGTTCATACCCATTAGTGCTGCCGCTGTCTTTGCGGCTTCACGTTCAGGGGTACCCATAAGAGGACCGTTCATTCCGATCTCATATGCTAACTCACCGTTGCCTGCACTGATAGCCGCAGCCATAGCGCAAGCATGTGCGTCAACTTCATCTAGACCACTGCGATTAATGACTGCATCTAAGTTTAACTTAATATCCTTAGCGTGGTCTGGAATACTTTCCTTAACCTGATCTACCCAACTCATAGAGTTGCGCCACCAATTGGACGACTGCACGGGCATAGTTCACCAGTTTGCAATGCGTCTAGTACACGCAATGTTTCTTCTGGGCTACGACCAACATCTAAGTTGTTAACTGTGATATGTTGAATAACGTTTTGTGGATCAACAATAAATGTTGCACGTAGTGCCGCACCTGCTGGAGCATAGAATACTCCTAGTTGATTAATCAAACTACGCTCATCTCGGGCGGTATCAGCAAATTGATTATGACTAATCTTTGCTAAGTCTGGATGTGCTTTTTGCCACGATACTTTACAGAACTCATTGTCTGTTGAACCTGTTAGCAATACTGCATCACGGTCTTCAAAGTCTGAACGTAGTTTATCAAATGCTACGATTTCTGTAGGGCATACAAAGGTAAAGTCTTTTGGATAGTAAACGATAATCTTCCATTTACCTGCAAAACTTTCTTCTGTAATTGGGAAGAATGCATCTTCCGGTTGTCCTGGCTTAACACCTGTAACAACAAACGATTCTAATTTATCACCGACTGTTTTCATATTTTCTCCTTGTGTGTAGTCTGTATGAGTATAACATACTCAATGTTATTTATATAAGTAAAAGGGTATATTAAGCTTCGGTAGATTGTAATCCATTACTATGTTTATCAGATACTTTTTCAATATCCTGAAACAAACGTTTCTCTTGTGCTGTTAGTTTATCTTTATGTGACCTACGTGGGTTGCTACATAATGGACATTTAGGGATACCACAATCCATAGCATGATGTTTTACTAAACGATGTGGTTCTTTGATAGCCTTATCATAAAATCCTAAACCATGTTGTTTAGCGATACGAACTTGTCTTGCGACTGCTACATCATTTTTATGACGCCGGCGGCTGTTTATGTACTTTGCTGTTTCATTTGACATTAGTGCCTCTGTTTATAATCGTTTACTGCGGCTTTGATGGCGTCTTCCGCGAGGATTGAGCAATGGATTTTGACCGGGGGGAGTGCGAGTTCTTCTGCGATTGTAGAGTTTCGGAGCTCGGCAGCTTGGTCAAGTGTTTTCCCTTTGACCCATTCAGTGACAAGACTTGAGCTAGCAATAGCCGACCCGCACCCATACGTTTTAAATTTAGCATCTGTTATTAATCCTGTTAGTTTATCTACTTTAATTTGTAGTTTCATTACGTCCCCGCAAGCAGGGGCTCCGACCATACCTGTACCTACATCGTCATCGTCTTTTGCAAAACTACCGACGTTTCTTGGATTTTCGTAGTGGTCTACTACTTTTGCGCTATAAGCCATATATTAGTCTCCTGTTAAGTATTTAGTGTACTAGATATTTTATCTAAACATTGTGATGTTGCTTCTCTCCATTCCAATAAGTTTGAAATGTTGAAGTTTTCTTTAGGTATGCGAGTAAATGCGGAAATCTTTTCTATAAGAATATTAGTATCTAAATGAAATAGCTCTTTCCATGACACATTCAAGACATTAGCAGACTCGTATTCTTTAAAAAATCTAGAGGAATATTTTAGTGTGATTTTAGTAGTGACGTATTTATGGCTAAATGATATATTGGTATTAGGTTGTTCATCTATATGAAACTTTCCATAATATATCAATGCAATATCTGATATATCTTCTATGTCATATATGATAGAAATAACTTTATCAAATATGTTTAGTAGAATCTCAATATTCATTAAATGCATTGCAGGATAATATACAGGCACTGATCCTTCTTTACCTATTAGATTCAACATAGAATTAATATTTAAAGTATCATTTTGAAAACGTGGGCCAAAGGCTGATTCTTTGGGTATATTAAAATCTGATAGATTGTTTTGATGAGCGTTGCCATGTACACTTAAATATATATTGTACTTATTGTTGGTTTTGGCAGCAGTAATGAAATTAGACAAGAACTGTCCTCCTGTCCCTGACATATATCGAATAGGTATAATATCAATATTCTTCTGAACCATCTATTACTATCCAACCCAATTTCAATAAATCTTCTCGTATCTCATCAGTTACGCAACCTTCTGGTACAAACTTTTTACCTTGTATATACGATTCTTGCTGTTCTTTAGTAAGGGCACGAAATTCATCATCGTCAAGTATCTTAGCATCTCTGATACCACTACAGTACCAATCGATGTAATCACCCTTCTCTTGCATATCAGCAATGATGCCACCTGCTGATCGCCAACTACAACTCCAACGTTTCTCAGTTAATATAGGCCATACATCATTTTTAGTAAAGTCATTGTTACACATAGCGGCATACAAATGTTGAGCATATACTTCATCACCTTTAACTTTGTCAATAATCCATTGAGTACTACGTAAGTCATACTCCATATTATCTTTTTGCCATTCTGGATCTACAATGTTGGCTTGAGCCTGTTCTCGCCAAGTTTTAAACATGTCTAAATATGCAGGATCAGGTAGTTTCCCTGCCTCTTCTTGTCGTTTGACATAATTTTCCATTTGAAATGTATTTCTATCCGGGCTACTACTTATCATCTTCTACCTCTAGCCATGTGTGATCTCCTAGCCATTTAACTCTACAAATATATTCATATTGTTCTGGGGCACGGCCAGACCAATCATTAGGTCCGTGAATACTTAATCTAGTAAACTGTTTCAATGTATCAAATAACAACCAATATATGTTACCATTGGCTAACTGAAAATCATATTTAGCGGCATGAACCATATCAGTCAAGTCTAACCGATGTTTAATCTGCTCTGCTTGTTTCTGTAATACATTAACTAGTTCCATGATTCTATCATATTCTTGCTTGGCATGCAACCTTGCAACATTAAGCATAATGTCTTTATGCTTTTCTACAGGGACTAAATCAAATTTGGGTCCACTAGATTCAGTAGCGTATGGTGTTACATTACGATTGAAGAAATGTATTAATGATCCACTACTAGTAGAGTCATAGCTACTAACACCATTAGCTGAATTTGGTTTATCACTCATTAGATATTATATGTTATTATCCGATTTAATGACAGTCTTTTGGGTATTAGTTTGCTTTTTGTGTTTACTATAAAAGATATGATTACCAATCTTTGCTACTTGTTTATAAGGCCACAACGGATCAACAGTTAGGTTATGAAAAAACAATGCTGATTTGGGTAAAACATCGTTATATGCATCATTAGCCATAACATCATAAGCTACTTGTTGGGCTAGCTTGTATCGTTGACTATTCTTATTTGGTTCAGCTTTGTCCTCACAAACCCAACTAAACTGACATAGTTTAACTTTGGTAGTTTCATCGTCAACTACTTTTTCTACAATATGTGCCTGGTATATAACAGCACAAGGAGTATGAGCAAACCCATGAGCTACTCTATTCATTACCACACGTGCAACTGCCGCTTGTCCCATAATAGATTCGCTACCTGCTTCATAGAATATATTCTTTGCCATACACGCAAGTTGTTTTGGATCTACTACTTTAGCAACAACTTCTGTAGTTTTTTCTGGTTCGACATATTTAATAGAGTCATGTGTAAAATAAGCTCCAAATAATATAATGCAGGCAACTATAGGTTTAATAAAATTTAGTTTCATATTCATCCTTAGATTAAATCCCAGCAATCGCAGTTGCAACGAATAACCTCATCGATTGCTTCTCCGATAGTGTATGTAGAAGGTAACAAGTTCTTGGACGCATAGATAGCATTCAAGTTTGTTGGTATAAGATTATTATACGCTGAACCTGCAAAAGATCCTAATGCTTCGGCATTTCCCGTATCTAACAGAGACACACCAAAGTCAGGATTAGTTACATAATAGTTATTATTATTTGGATCATATACACCATATGGATTAGGATTGATTTCATCTCCGGTGTCACAGTTTACTTGTGCTAGTGTTGCCGGTGGAGAGTTAGCAACTGTACCATTGGCTACTAACTCTTTATTTTGTACTGGAGTAATAGTGTCATTAATATTATTATCTAACGGTACACCTATTGTATTTAATCTAGCTTGGTTACGTGCTTCACGCATCATACCTACAATGCTTTGTCCACCGGGTGTGCATATGTTAGCTATTGCTTCCAAAGTTTGTCCTTGCATATGCGGATCAGTGTTCAATGCAAACTGTGGTATAGAATCAGTAAATGCTATTTGTGTTGTGGGGAACTGTGCAAGATCGGGTACAATATCTTCCGGGGCAGGTGGAACGGGTACGGGTAAGCCTGTATCTAATGCACGTTGTTCTATAGTAAGTTGTGTTCCAGTATCATTCCAGTTACTGTTCATTTGTTCAGATAATCTTTGTTTAGCAGTTTGTATTGCTAATATCTCTGCGTTAGCATCGTCAATCAAAGTTTGTACTACTGCATTCATACTAGGCCAGCCTGCTGTACCATATGCCGAATTGCTAGCACCAGTATATGGGTAACTGCTAACTGTTGTCGGTGGGGCAGATAACTGATATTCAATATTCGGCTTTACTGGAGTTGAACTTGCTTCACCTGTACTATATGTTACCCAAGTTCCCGGAGTGTTTGCTACAACTAAGTTAATCATTCGACCATAAGTACCCGGCACATTATTAGAGTTAGTGTCTGGGTTAGTAGATAATAGAACACCACCGGAAGGGGCGATGCCACTTCCGTAAGGACTTCCGGTTGGGTAATAATAATCTCCACCGGGTGCTGGTGCGCCATTTCTAGTGTACCCACCTCCTGGATTAGTCATAGTAGTGCCAGTGATTCTGTACTGCCAACTATAAACACCCGGACTTGTTTCGATTGATTGTTCTGCTGTTGTTACTTCAAACATCGCTTGTTGCCAAGTTACAGCCAAATATAATTGATTGTAGATATCATATAGTTTGGCACTTTCTAATGCACCTATTAATCCTTTAAGGTCAATACCAATATAAGGCAAGCCATTCATACAACCAAAGAAGTCACTCATTGTGTATGTGCCATACGGGCCGCTACCTAATGCGATTAATGGTAATGATCCACTTACTAATGTTCTATCTACTGGTACACTTGAGCCATTTATAGCTAACCCTGCAATCGTTTCTATGCTAGTTACAACTTGTGCAAACTTCTCTATTGGAATAGAACTTATGTTTTTAATCTGTTGCATTGATACTGCAAATGCTCCGGCAGCAGTAGCAAAGTCAGGTGGTAATATACCATCTAAATATGAACCAAACCCTACTGGAAACTGTTGTATAACTATATTCTCAGGAGTAGAACTAATAGACGCATCAGTAACGGTTGATGTACCAAAACTGGGCGGGGAATAGGCTGCACCGATTGAATCAACTGAACTTTCTCTTTCAGATACTACTCTAAGATTTTGAGATAATATTGCCATTACATTGCTCCTCCACCACCACCACCACTGGCGCCACCGCCACCACCATCTCCACCACCAGAACTACCGCCATCTCCACCACTATCACCGGCACTTACAATAGAACCTGCAACAATAGCACCATCTACTACTCTTGCTACTAAGTCAATAGGATTGCCTTGCTCATCTGTCATAGTATATTGATATACTGTAACTTGATTTGCTGTTTGTGTCGCACTAGGTGCTATCACAGGAGTACCTGTTGGTGTTTGTGTACCTATTTGATTAGTTACTAATGCACTACGTAGGTTACTATTAAGACCACCATTTACATATATAGGATAATATGTTTTACTGTTTGTTGGGCCTTGCGTTGTATTATATACCGGTACTGTTAACGTTTGATAACTGTTTGGGAATAACTTTTGTGGGTTTAATAAATCAGCGAGAGATTCTAACCCTCGAACTTTACAGTTTAATGGCACTAGTACATCATTAAGACTATCACCCACAATCAGATTGTAGGCTGCATATAATCTTCTTTCTTGTTCTTGCGTAACTGCACTAAAGTTTGTTAATATCTGAGATAACTCATCTAGTTGTAGACCTGAAGATAATATTGCTAAACTTACTTCTTTAGTTATTGCATTATACTTTTGCAATGTCTCTAATAGATTAGAAGGTAATCCAAATGTTGATATCTTTGCTAGATTGATTGCTTTACCACTAGTAATCAAGTCACGACCAAATGTTGATGTTGCTAAACTTATACCAGCAATATCAGCACTAATCAAATCATTCATGTTACTATAAGTACCGTCTAAGAAATCTTGCGAGTTCGTCATAGACAATATAGCTTTGTTCGTGTATTCTACAAAACTACTAGCTGCCATAAAAGCAGATAAGAAATCTTTATATTCTCCGCCAGTAGCATATCCATTATTATAGTTAAACTCATTGTACCCTTGTAGTGCAAATAGTCTTACATAGCCCCAACGTGTTACTTCATTACTTTTAGTATAGTCGCTTGCCCAGTTAGGATAGCCTGTCCAGTTGAAAGTAGGTGCTTTGCTGTTCCCTAATGCAGGTATAGTTGTTGAACCGATTGAGATTAAGTTATTATATGTAACTGTATTAACTTGCCCTCTACCATAAGCATCATTAAATGCATATGTAAGCAAACGCAAACAAGTATCATTAACTATACTACCAAGATTAGTAGCAGATGTTTCACTGATACTAACTCCAGTAAAGTCAACCATGATAGGGTTTATATTAAACCCTTGATTTTGTAATAATGAACTTAGTGTGTTAACACCTAGTGGGCTTTGCTTTCCTGTATCGCTCATGGAACAAATACATCAGGACTACCATCAACGATACTATGACCGCAACTGTTTCCTGACCCTACTCTAAGTACCGCACTACCTTCAGCAAATACTGTTGGACTAGCACTTGTAGTTGTTGCGGCTTTGTGTGGTGGATGACCTTTTTTACTCCACGGCGCGTGTGGAGTAATCGTACTAACGTGTAGACCAACTTGGATTCCATTGGCAAAGACAGTACCGGCACCTCTTACGATAGCACCGCCTTCTTGATTCTTGTCACCTACACGACTTAGTTTTGCCATTTTATCCTAATACGATTTTCTTATCTGGTACTTTGATACCAGTTGTTGCTTCTAAATACTTCATTCTAACACTATCGTCAGTTTCTGCATAAAGAGCAATACTACTAGTATTTAGCTTAAAATCACCCTTCGGATTTGCAGTAAATACGCTAGGAATCATTTGCATACCCTGCTGTGTAGGTGCAATAGAGACAGGTTCTTCAATAATAATGAAGTCACCACCTGCTTGAATTACTTTTGCTATAAGTTCTTCTCCTGAGTTAAGTTTAAATGTATATACGGTGTTTGGTTCGATTGCTATTTGCATTGTGTTCCTTAGGCTGCAAGTTTTTCTTTGAGTTCTGTAAACCCACCCACAAGTTCATCTTCAATAAAGATTTGTGGTACTGTTCTGGCAGTTGGTACTGCTTCTAATAGTTCTTCTTTTGTGTATCCGTCACCAATCTTCTTTTCTTCGATTATGTAACCTTTACTTTTCAATAATGCCTTTGCTTGGTCGCAATAAGGGCAGTGATATTTACTCCAAATAGTTGCTTTCATTTTTATTCTCCTTTTTAATGTCTTGTCCAATATTTACATTTAGGGAATGTCATTCCTAAACCTTCGTCATACTCTAATATTGTATCTTTAGTAATATTATACTTCTCTATACCTTCTTGTAGCTTTTCAGGAATCCAATAATCTATTCCTAAGAAATACCAATAATCATTACTATTATTAGTAAACTCATGTATATCATCTGCGTGAAACGCAAACATCATACCTGATTGCAGTGGCACGTCTTCGTTGTTTATCTTAATAGAAATGTCCGGTGAACTTTGCTTTGTTGCAGTGTATATATAACGTGTGACACCTACTTGATAAGGCAAGGTATCTACATGTGCTGAAATCTTACTACCGGGTGGACAATCCCAAACAATCATTCTACCAAATGGCCCAGTCTCTTTGTTAAACTCTCTAGCCATTTCAAATAGTTCTAATGACTTAGTGAACAAGGGATTATACTCGTACCCATTCAACGCTAACTGTATTGTACTTTCTTCATACAAAATGTTAAAGTTTCTATTAACAAAATGCAATCTTACATCATCAAAAACACCTTTAGTAGTATTTTCTGAATTGGCTGTTCTGACCCCTTTATCATCTACTCGCCAATTAACTGCGTGATGCCATTCTGGATCAAGCTGTTTAGCTGTTTCGATTTCTGTTGCAATAGTTTCCGCCCATTCAGGAAACTGACATATATTAAATATTGGGGAGTTCATCATATTCAATACTATCAGTCATCACACCGATAACATAGTTGGTTGATTCGTTTTCTTGTAATGCTGTTTGTTTCTTACTTGTATCAACGTGTTTGTTGAACCAAGGAATAGGTGTTGTTTTAGGTGCAGGACTATTATATCTAATACCAATTTCTTTTAATGCAGATACAGCCGTGTAATCAACAAAGTCTTTCAACACAGTTGCATTTAATCCAATGACTGGACCCATCTTAAACAAGTAGTCTGCCCATTCTTTTTCCTCACGAATAACATCCAAGTAGAGTTGGTAGACTTCACTTTCACACTCAGATTTAACTTGTGCGAAACGACTATCTTCTTTAACTACTTGGTTAATAAGGTAGGCAGTCCAGCCTTTATGGAGAAGTTCATCTTGGAGAATTAAACTGATAATATTGCCATTACCAATAAAGATTTTGTTCTCAACCATTGCTAACGATGTAGCGAATGATACCATAAAGCGGAATGCTTCCAATGCGTAACTGGCATGTAATGCCATGTAGATTGCTTTGATGTGTTCTTTCTCGTTCACATCTTGACCTAACTCTTTGCGACAATTAACTTTGTGTAGTTCATCATAATAACGACCAACACTACTTGCCATATCTACAATCTCTTTTGTATCATGGATAGTATTGAATACATCTTTAGGTACATTATAGATGTTACGAATGATGTGACTGTAGCTACGACTATGAATGTTAGTTTCAAAGAAACTCCAGTTGTAAATCAATGCTTCTAGTTCAGGCAATGATACTACTGGAGTAAACACTTGACTAGGTGCACGACCTTGTAAACTATCTAGTGCTGTTTGACGTAATAGGTTACTAGTAAAGATATGTTTTACTGCATCACTAGCTTCTTTAAAATCATTGGCATCTTTAGTTAGACTAACTTCTTCTGGAACCCAAAAGAAACCACGTGCTGTTGTTTCAAAATCTGCAATCTTTTTATATTTTACTTCTTCAAATCTTTGAATGGTTACGGGACCTTCCGGGTCCAAAAACATTTTTCTATTCAAATAATCTGTCTTAGTGTGTAGGTTGTATTGTTGTTTTGACATTGTTTTCCTTAAAGCTTACAAGCTTCGCAATCTTCTTCATCCATATCATTAAAGCCACTTGGCAAATCTAATACAGTTTCATCTTGGCTCTTACTACCCGCTTTGTTAATCAAGCTATAGTAGAATGTTTTTAATCCCCAGTGATGTGCTTGCATTAAGTTTTTAGCAATCAATGTTGTAGGGACTTTACGTTCAGGGAAATGTGCTGGATTATAAAACGTATTAGTACTTATGCTTTGGTCAACATAGGCTGCAATCACTGCCGCCGTCTTTAAGTAACCATCACAGTCTTTTTGTTCCCACATCATTTGATATTTGTTTTTCAACTTATGATATTCTGGAACAACTTGTACAAAACTACCTGCTTTACTTTCTTTAACACTGATTAAACTCATTGGCATTTCAATACCATTAGTGCTGTTGATAACCACAGAACTAGATTCTACAGGAGCAACTGCCATTTGTGTAGCATTACGGACACCATAACTACGCATCATTGCACGTAGTCCTTCCCAGTTTAGTTCTGGATCAAAGTTAGTTAGTTCGTTAACACCTTTAGCACGTAGTTCCCAGGGGAATATACCTTGTCCATAACGAGTCTTATCGCTGTGTTCGCAACGACCACGTTCTTGTGCTAGTTCTACACTTGCTTCTGTTAAGTAGAAGGATAAGTGTTCCATCCACGTCTTGACTTCAGCCAAGGAATCTTTTTCTCCGTACTTGAGGCTTCGCTTGGCGTGCCAGTATGCAAGATTAGTAATTCCAATTCCGAGAGGTCTGATCTCGTCGTTACTCAACTTCGATTGGATAGATAAGAAATCTTGATAATCAAGAATGTTGTTAAGACTGCGATGAAGTATGCGGCAAGCACGGCGCATATCTTCAGGATTACGGAAAGCACCCCAGTTGATGGATCCAAGAGTACATAAAGCGATGCGGCCATTAGGATCATCGAGACGCTTAAAAGACTTAGTAGGTAATAGTATTTCACAGCAAAGGTTACTCTGGTAAATTGTATGATACTCAGGATCGAATGGTCCTTGATTCATAACATTGTCAACGAACACTAAGTAGATACGTCCTGTATCTGTTCGTTCTTTTAATATGCCTGACTTGAATACTTCTTCAGCACTCATTGTTTTCTTACGCAATCCTGATTGCTTTTCGTATTTCACATAGAGTGCTTCAAACAGTTCTGTATTACTATAGAATGCTTGATAAAGATCAGGAACTTCATTAGGATCAAAGAATGTTATTTGTTCTTTGTTTTTAAATCGTCTCCAGAAGAAAGCACTAAGCACAACCCCATAATCCATATGACGGACTCGGGTTTCGTCGGTTCCTTGGTTGTTCTTAAGAACAATAAGATCATCAAACTGATGATGCCAAATAGGATAAAAAACAGTAGCACTTGCATTACGAATACCTCCTTGACTGCAACTACGTAAATCGCCGAACCATTTCTTTAAGAATGGTATCATACCGGTGTGCATAATCTCGCCACCTCGAATAGGACTACCTAATGGTCGTAGTCTGCCAATCTCTAAGCCAATGCCAGCACGTTTACTAGCATATTTAGCCATCATTTCACCTGAAGCAAATATACTGTCCAAATCATCGTCACTGCGGATAAGTACGCAACTACTAAACTGTTTAGTAGGAGTCCCAAGACCAGCGAGAACAGGAGTAGCAAGAGTGAACAACCCATCACTGGCTGCATTATAATATTCTTTGATATAACGCATACGGGCGTTATTAGGTTCTTCACTATGAAAGACTGTAGCGGCTGCAACCATGTATCTAATTTGAGGTGTTTCATATATTTCTTTCGTTGAACGATTCTTAACTAGATATTTTTCAATCAGTTGTTCAATGGCGGCATAACTGTATTGTTCGTCCTTAGAATGATCCAACATATCATTCATCTTGTTCCAATCTTCTTCACTATACCAGTCAAGAAGTTCACTAGTATAAAGACCTGTTGCTACATTCTTTTTAACTATTTCGTATAGATGTGGAACTTCGTATGAACCGTATACGTCTTTACGCAACATACTAACACGTTGTTTGCCTGCTACGTATTGATAGTTAACATGACCAACATCACTATTGTTTTCTACATCAATTAAATCAACAATAGCACGTAGAGTGATGCCATCAATTTGTTTAGTAGTGATACCATCATAAAAATGTAGTTGTGATTTAATCTCTATCATTGAAGGACTAACGTCTGCTATCCCTTTACATACTT